TTTTCAATCGACGATGACTAACTTCCCGTACCTGCGTAAGGTGTGGCAGACAAACACTGAAGATGAGCGTTTGCTGGGTGTGTCTATGACTGGTATCTTAGACAATGCCTTGTTGAATAATCCTGATAGTGTTGAACTACCAGCTATCTTGGAAGGAATGAAGAATGTTGCTATTGACACTAACGCTGAGTTTGCTGACGCTATCGGTATTAATCGTAGTGCTGCCATTACTGCCATTAAGCCTGAAGGAACTGTATCGCAGCTCACAGGCACTGCTAGTGGCATCCACCCTCAGCACAGTCAGTACTTTATTCGTCGTGTTCGGTCTGATAACAAAGACCCTCTGACTGCATTCTTAAAAGAGCAAGGGTTCCCGTCTGAGCTGTGTGTGATGAAGCCAGATAGCACAACTATCTTTAGCTTCCCAATGCGAGTTGAGAAGGGTGCTGTACTGCGTGAAGACTTGAATGCTATCCAACACTTGAAACTGTGGTTACTGTTCCAGCGTCACTACTGTGAGCATAAGCCATCTGTGACTATTTCAGTGACTGAGACTGAGTGGCCTGAAGTTGGTGCATGGGTGTGGAATAACTTTGATGAGATTACAGGTGTGAGCTTCTTACCTATGGATGGTGGAACATACCGACAAGCTCCTTATGAGTCCATGACTGAAGAAGAGTATCATGCAATGGTTGCTGCTATGCCAGCTGGTATTGATTGGGACAAACTGGTTGAAGGTACTGACAATGTTGAAGGTGCTCAGACACTGGCTTGCACCGCTGGTGCTTGTGAGATATGATACTTGACTTTGAATTCAAGACTGGTTTAGTCTTTGGCATTGAAGCTGATGAACTCTACATCATGGATGAGAATGATAAGATGTCAGAGGAAGCTAACCAAGTCATCTACTTACATATAGGCTTTATAACAATAGCGTTTATATTCTAACTAAAAAGCCCTTAAGAGTTATCCTTTGGGGCTTTATTATTAGCTCAGTACTTCTAGAGCATGGTTGATATGTTTTATTCTATCGTCTAGACCTATCGTACCTCCATTGATACGCTTAGTCATTGTTACGAAGTCACCACTATCAGCATACTGGTTAAGCCTATGTGTTTGCCAGAACCATCCAGCTGTTTGAGCTGCATACATTGGTGTACGAACTAACTCAGGCTGCATGATGAAGTCAACACCTAATGCTTGACCTGCATGATAGAAGTTGTTCATGCCAGTCAGCTGAAGGAATCCGGAACCTCTAAACCTGAAACCATCCCCAGAAGCTTCATCTCTGTTGCCCATACGATTACCGTAAATCCTGTTGGCAATACGTTGTGGCTGCTTCTCATAAGCTGCAGCTTCCTCAGGAGTGAAACCCCACTGACGCTTAGGTGTCTTAGGGAATAGTTTTAACAGTGTAGGTGCTCTGTAGTTCAGGTTCTCTTCCATGATGCGAAAGTTACCACACTCATGACCACACTGACCAATCCATGAAGCTTGCTGAGCTGGTGTAGTGATACCAAACCTTTCAAAAGTCTCATTGAAAGGATCTGCAAGTGCAGGATCAATCTTAAGCTGTCTTAGTTGTTCACCGTTTACCATTGACCAGCTCCCTCATTTCGTTGTAGGCTGCGACACATTGGGTGTGCTTGACGATGGCTTTGTCTCCTTCTGCGACGATGTCGATAAGAGCATTAATAGTCTGTCGCTCAAGTTCGGAAGGCTCGTCTCTGCTATTTCCTGTGGCAGGGGTGGAACCTGTGCTGGCTTGTGCACAACTGGTGGTGGGGAGACGCAACCTGCCAGTGTTAGCAAGCTCACGCATAGCAGACTTCTTTTTAGATATTTCATTTGTAGCCTTTCTTAGTGCCGTTTCTTTATCAGCTAGTTTAGAAGCCATTGACTTTTCAATTTCACGAGCTTCAGCATTCTTCTTAGCAATCTCTATCTGCATATCCTGATCTCGTTCAAGCCAGCCATAATGATGACCCACTTGATAAGTACCGAATAAAGATATAAGTGCACTTATTATAAGCCACGGTAATGGTATTGGAAAGAACATTAATCTACCTCTTTTCTAGCTTGTGCTATCTCTTCTCTATCCTCATCATCCTCTAGGTGCTCAGGAGGAGTCGTAGGTGGAGGGCCGGGTGTCCATGATTCATCTAACTCAGGATTCTTCCACACTGGCATAGCACCAAAGGGTTGACTTGGGAGGCCATAGGCTGACTGTGGAGGAGCGAAGCTCTGGTGAGGAGCATAACTGCTACCATAACCTCCACCGTATCCTCCACCACCGCCACACTGCTGCATCATAGGAGGCTGTGGAGATCTAAAAGCACTGTTAACAGCTCTCTTACCTACAATGCCTCCAATACCACCCACAAGTAACAAGACAATATCGTTAAGCATCTTGGTGTATGCTTGGTCAATAGGAGCCATTGACTTAATAGGCTGTGTCACAAAGGTAACTGAATACAAGAGTGAAAAGACAATACCTATCAAAATAAAAGTAATAGCAATTACAACAAAACCCCAGATACGTACCTCAATCTCTTCAGTTGTTAGTTTATTTGGTGTATCGCTATTGTTTAGTCTTATCAATTTGTTTCTCCAAGATAGGTGCTACTAAGTATTCAGGGCAGGTTTGAGTAAACTGACATCTAGGTTTCTGACACTGTTCAGCATGGAAGTTATCAGGATTCTGACAGTAGTATCTGTATCTGTCTTCACATCCTGCTAAGGTAAACAGTAGAATAAATAAGAGATATTTCATAAGCCAATCTTAGATAGTAGGAGATTAACAACTTTATCCGACAAATCGTCAGGGAGAAACTTAAGGAAGCCTAAGAAGTACAGAGCTACACAGCCATAGACAAATATCTTGAGGCACATATCAAATGTCTTCTGATACTCATTCATCGTCCACACCTGTGTGTTGTTTGACAGAAGGTCATTAACTCATTAACACCAACAAACACCAAGAACAACACAAAAGCACAACCACCTATAATCATTCCTAGTTCATTCATCTCTTGTTCTTTTTGTTTAGCTGCTTTCTCAGCCTTCTTCAGGGCACTAAGCTCCTTAGCATCAGCCAAGTCCATGTCAGCTTGTCTAGCTTTAATCTTGTTCCAAACATCAATCTTACCTGTCTGCATGAAGAGCATCTTAAGTTCTTCTTCAAAGGCTCTAGCTTGTTCCAAAGCCATCTCAATTTGTAATGCAGTCCCCATGTTGGAACCCTTACCAGACTGCTTAGCCTGAAGCATAGCCTTTGTAGCTACACTCTTAGCATCAAACATCTTGCCAATCATGGGTGCAAGAGAGCCTAGGTCATTGGCTACTTTACTAGCCTTCTTGACCATACTAATTGCTGACTGTATACCCGCTAGAGCTGTTAGAGGATCAATCATTTCTTGTCTGCTTTCTTCCATTCTAGACACACGACAATACGAGTCTTATAGTCTGCAGCCCACTTCCATGTCCACTTAACACATCTATCTGCGTTAGGATCAAAGCCAGCTGTGGCTATAAAACTCGTAAAGATAATGAGAAGGGCTAGAGTTAGCCTCTTCATGGCGGTTACTCAGCGTAAGGCTGTATTGGCTGTCTCTCGCTTAGTCCAAGTTCACCAGTAATCACAGGAGCAAGACCACCAAAGATACCTGCTGAAGCAGTATTTTTAGCTAACTTACCAGCTATCTTCAAAGCTTTCTTAACACCTTGTTCTGAGGTATCATTCAAAGACTTCAATAGTTCAGCAGCATCTGCAACAGCTCCGGGGTTCTTTAAGAACTCTTGTATCTCAGTAGCCTCTGACTTAGTAGCTTTATTTTCAACGAAGCGACTAAACAAAGTAGCTACTTTATAGAAGGTACTCTGAACTTGCTGACGAACTAGAGAAGCAGCTCGTGCAGGGTCTGTACCAAACTCACGTTCAAAGCCAGTCTGCTGTGTCAGTGTCTGGTTAACCTTGTTACGCAGTGGATACTGTGCAAGTCTCTGAGAACCTTCTAACAGATCCTTAACTGTCTGTGAGTGATCTTTACCAAACAAACTATCAATGGTCTTAGCATTATCAGTATAGAAAGCTACCTTATTAGGACTGTTTAAACCAATATCTAATATGCTGCTTTTAAGACCACTACGCAGTGCAGGGTCTGAACCAGCCATCTTGATAAGCCTGTTCATGTCTTCAGGAGTCTTTAAAGCATTGTTTACAAAGCCTTCAAAACCACCCTTAGAACCATAAGCTTCTGACCAAACATTAGAGAATTTATCAACTGTTGCTTGTTTCTGGTCATCAAGAATACGTGATCTTTCTGTACGTAAATCAGCTATGTTACCAGACCTACGCTGTAGGAACTCTTTTAAGCCCGGTACTTGTTCAATAGTAGCACTGTTTTTCTTAATGAACGATGTTAAAGCTGCTGGATTAATTTCTAATGTGTTCTTATTGACAATACCATCTGTCTGTGCAATACGCATTAAGAAAGCATCTTGAATAATCTTTACAGCTTCAGGTGAGTTGTCAGAAGCTGCTAAGATCTGACGAACAGCTGAAGGCTTGTTGGTGAGCATTGGAACTACAGATTCAACAAACCTAGCTCTGTCTACAGACACTACACCAGCTTCATTAAAAGGCATTCCTACCTTGAATGCAAAGTCTTTATCAGCTTGCTTATATGGAACTGCAAAGGACTCAGGCATAGTCCCAATAGCTTCATCTAGTTGTTTCTTAAAGCCCAGCAAGATACGTGATTGATCTCTATCTTGTGTATCCCCAATAGCTTTGTTAACAGCCCTCTTTAAAGAGTCAACATCAGTAACAGACACAGGCTCAAAAGTACCTTCAGTTGATTTAACAAGGTTAGGATACTTTGCAGCAAACTTGCTACTTGTGGGTGCTTTCTTAGGTGCAAAGGCTCTATCAACTTGTGACAGTAATCCGGGGAACTTAGCGAACACATCACCAGCTCTTTCTTGCTTGATGTAGTTCCACACAACAGCAGCTACCTGAGACTCCATCTCAACACCATCTGCTTTAGCTTTATTTAATAAAGGTGTATAAACATTCTTAGAGAAGTCATCACGAACAGCCTTCTCTTTAGCAGACAAAAGACTACTGACACGGTTGCCAATGTCTTCTTTATTTGTAGATACATTCAAAGTATCTTCAGTAAGTTCTTGGATACGGGTATTTATTTCTTCAATTCTGCGGTTCTGATTAGCTAGACGCATCTCAGCTGCTGTCTCTCTACGGAAGTTCTCAAGCTCTACTTTCTTAGCTTCTACTTCAGCAATAGCTTCAGCATTCTTAGGATCTCCAGCAAGTCTACGCTGTGCCACTCTTACAGCTTCTAAAGCTTCCTTCTCTTGGTTAGCCATGAAAGCTGTGAACGAAGCATTCTCACCACGTGATGTCTGTGAACTAACCAAACCACCTAAAGTAGTATCTCCCTTGGAAGCAGCTGTAACTGGTAACTTTACACCTGTAGAAGCTTCAATTTCCTTAGCTCTTAAGAGATCATCAGACAGTGTTGGGTTAGCTTCCATAGCTTGTGCCAACTTACCACGAGCACGAGCACCACCAGCTGCTGTTGACACTTCATCTACAATGTTACCCGTCTGAGCTTTCCAAGCACCCATAGCCATCTCAGGTACGTTACGTGCAACTGTATTAGCAAACAAGCCTGAACCTAAACCACCTACAAACTCTCCTGCTTGCCTATAAGGTTCTCCAAACTTCTGAGCAACTTGTTGTCCTACCTCTCCACCAACTAAACCACTGGCAGCTCCAATAGTTCCTTCAGCTGCTAATGCACGACCAGACTGAGGTAGAAATGCTTTAGCCAAGTTCGCTGTATACGGTGCTGCTCTGCTGGTTTGTGTTAATGCTTGTAAACCTCTAGCAGCTGTACCAAGAATAGGCACTGCTGCAGCACCCATCAAAGCATTATTGAACATACGCTCAGCAGCAGACATCTGAGGCTGCGCTTCAGGAGCTGGTGGATTACCTTCAGTAGGAATACCACCACTTAAGTCAGCTGCAATCTCATCAATCTCAGCATCAGTTAGTTCTCTATCTACAGTAACAGGTTTACCATTAATAATGTACTTCATTAATTATTCCCCTACAGAGTATTCAACACCACTCTTAGTTTTACGTGTAGTGGTAGGTGCGTTACCTCTTAGTGTAAAGACTTCTTTAATTTGCTCAGGTTTGTACAAGTTAGATAGTTCAGCTGTACGTTGTGTCTGTTTAATCTCATTGTCTTCAAGAGCTTGATTCTTCTTCTTGATAATCTGAGCAAGTTGTTTTAACTTACGTGTAGTATCTGCAGTTGGAGTACCTGATGCAAGGTTAGAAATAGTATCAGACACCATACCAACCAATGAAGGATCACCACCAAAAGCAGCTACGTCAGCTTTAGACAACTGTGTCTCACCTGAAGCTTTAGCTAACTGACGAGATAACGCAGAGAAGGAAGCAAAGTTATTTGTCTTAAGAACATCATCAGCCAGTGCAATAGCTGCATCGGCTGCATTAACAGCATCACGAAATGGCTTCAGTGTAGTGTTAAGGTTCTGACGAAGACTGACAATATCTCCAGTTCCTTTTAAGCCGGGGATCTCATTAATAATCTTAGTTCCCTTACCTTCTCCAGCTGCTTTAATAACAGCATTCACTTCTGCAATCTCTTTGTCTTGAGCTGGTGAAATAAGTGTACGTCTGTACGCTTGCAGTGTTTCAATCTCTGAAGGTGAGTACTCTTTATCTTTAAACTTCAAGTCACTTACATTCTTTGATGTTTTATATGTTGCTAAACTTGCAGGAGTATAAACACCCTTCTCTAACAACTTCTGGAAAGGATCTGCAGATTCCTTTTCACGCTCACGCTGTGTAGTCAAAGCTTTCTCAGAGCTTAACTTAGCCTCAGACAGTTCCATCTCACGAGCCATGTTCATAGCTCTATTAGCCATCTCAGGATTAACACCAGCAAGAGCTGCAGCATATTGTTTCATACCGTCTACAGTGCCAGTATCAAACTGTGAAGCCAACTGACGAAGCATTGAAGCTTGTTTCATTGAAGGATCTTGTACATCTACTCCAAAGGCACTAGCTAAGCCACGACCTAAGTTAGCACCACCTTTGTAGCCCATTGCACCTAATTGCTGGTCTTGGGTTAGTTGAGCAAACTGCATAGCCTTCTGCTCTAGTGCAGCACGTTGCGCTTCCTCAGGAGAACCCATGCCTCCAAACAAACCTTGAACTGATTGTGTTGCCATGTTGTTATTCCTTATTATCGGGTAGGTGTAAAGTAAGGATTAATCACAGCATTGTAATTAACACCACCAGTATTACCACCACCTGTTAAACCTGCAATGAGTTGACTAATTGGATCTGTTAAGCCTCCAACAGTACCTTGCAAAGCTGCACGTTGAGCTGTGTTAGCTGTGTTCTGACCTTGCATATACAAGTTAGCTGCTTGTTGATTCTGAGCTGCACCAGCACCGCCTAATGCAGTACCTTGAGTCAAAGCATTCTGACCTAAGTTCTCCAAGTTAACAGCAGCTTGAGAATAGTTAGTGTATGGAGCCAGAGCTTGTGTCTGCAATCCAAAACCTTGACCTGCTAAGTTCAATCCACCAGTCATTAAGCCTTGACCAAACTGTGCTTGCTGATTACCAAAGGTCTGAGCATTAGCACCCAACTGAGCATCCTGCTGAGCCATAGCATTGTAGTATGCAGCCATCTGAGGATTAGTAGCTTGTAAGCCTTGAGCACCAGTAGTGTATCCTGCATTAGTAGCACCAGTAGCTAGACCTAAACGACCTTGTTGCTGCTGTTGGTTAGTAAGCTGTGCAAGTTGCTGTTCACGACCGGGAGCAAGTAACTGTTGCTGCTGAGTCATGTACATCTGAGCTTGTTCTGCAGGTGTCTTAGCTAAGTAGCCTTGACCTAAGTTAAACAAACCTTGAGCAGCTTGATTAACCTGTGGCTGGAATGCTTGAATCTGCTGAGCCTGACCTAAGCCAGTACCAGCCATTCCCATCAAACCTTCACGGGCTGCAGCTACGTCAGGAGCTACCTGATAACCAGCACCGATAAGCTTTCCAGTTTCATCGTAGTTAAAGCCTGACTTACCAAAGCGAGTGGTAACACCTACAGGTCTGAATTGAGCCATCTGTGCAGCTCGTTCAGCAGACTGTGTAGCTGCATCAGCTGCTTGGTTAGCTGCGTAGTTAGTACCAATAGAGCCTACAGCACCAGAGGCAATACCGCCAAGTAAACTTGTCCAATCAAAAGGATCAGCCATTAGTATGTACCTCCATCAATAGTAGCTGTTAAAGTACCAGAGACAGTAAGATTAACTGCAGTGGTTGTTCCTGTCAATGCACCGTTATTAGCATCAGGTTTAGAGTTCACTGCTGAAGCAATGTTATCAAACTCAGTGTTAATCTCAGTACCTTTAATAATCTTTCCAGCATTGCCTGTATTCAGGCTATCCTTAACTGCAAAGTTAGTTGCTTTTGTATAGTTACTCATTATCGTGTCTTTCCTGTCTTAACATAGACATCAAGTTTCTGAATGGATATTGCTTTATTAAATACATTGGTTTCAAAGCCAAGTTGAATAACCTTACCTGAACCACCAATGTTAATAATCTTATTGTCAAAAGCTGAACCACCATACTCACCAATGTTAAACTCAGCTATGTTGTATTCAGCTACTGCAGCATTGGCTAAGTCAAACTGTCTGGTATTCAGAATGTCACTGTAATCAAAGCCAAACTTTAAAGTGACTGGATAACCCTGACCACCAATAACTGTAATGCCTACCTTCTTCATTAACTTAATCACAGTAGGTGACTGGAAGTCAAAGTAGTTAGTAAAGTATCTCATTAAGTATGAATTAGCATTGTCTTTGTAGCCATCATACTTACCAATGTATCCAGACTCACCAACTAACAAGTCTTTATTACGAGTGTACTTAAAAGCTGTTGGAACTAAGCCATCCCACGTTGTAACCCTGTTAGCTCCATTAGGTAGAGGTGCTCTCATGTCAAAGCAGTACACTAATTGACGAGCTGGTAGAGACAACAGATAGAAGGCTTCCTTATCTGAGTAAACAGCTTTAATGTCAGATGCAGTCTCAGCACTGATCTCCAACACTAAGTCATCACGTACATTGGCACTAATATCTCTCATTGGAGCTGACTTCTCTTGGATGGTACGCATCAATGAACGTACACCTGAGTCAGACAAGAAGATAATGTCACCACCAGTGGCTACTACTGAGTCTCTGGCTACACAGCCAATACCTGTAATAGCATCTGATAGTGTTAAATTGTTAGGGTCTGTAGCATTGGAGTAGATAAGAATCTGTCTACGACCAAAGACAATCAAGAAGTTATTGTGAGCTGCTAGGGATATAATCTCATCAGCACCATTAGGCCACACCTGAGATACATCCAGTGTACCAGCTGTACCAGTACTTAAGACATGACCTGCAAGTAAGTCTGAGAACTGAATGGTACTCTTAGCTGTAGCATTGTTAGCTGACCATGTACGACCATAGGCACTGATAACTGTATTGTTACTGGACACTGTAGCTACATAGCCAGTCTTCTCAGATATACGCTTGAATGTAGTTGCACTGACTGCTGGGTCAAACACTAAAGGATCATGTCCAGCTTGATACAGATATAACACACCATTCAACGGAGCCATCTGCCAGTTGCTGTCTGTGATGGTAGGAGCACTGCCACCACCTCCGTAGGTTAACAGTGATAGTGTAGAACCTACAAGCTTAAACAGTTTATTGTTACCAGCAGCAATAATGTATGAGTTACCAGCATTATCAATTAACTCACCAAGAGCTTTAACGTCAGCAGTGCTTAAGTCGCTGTTAGTAGCGTGAGATAGAGTCCATCCCTTACGAGCACCAATACGTCCAAACTTATCAATCACACAATTATTAGCCACAGTAGCATAACCAGCCTCAAGAGAGACTGAGCTATCCTGTGTATTCAGTCCTTGGAAGCCCGGAGCTGATATAGTTGTGGTTAAGAGTTTAGCTACCATTAGACACCAACCCAAGTAGTCTCATCATCATAACGATTTTTCTCAATAGCTACAGCATCTGCTAGGGCTAAGCGATACTGCTGATAAATCTCACTGAAGGATGTACCTCCATCTTCACCACGTTCACCAACAGCTTTAGCGTAGGCCAACATCTGTACTAGATATGCTGGAACCTTTAAAGTATCAGCATTGGCTGTTAGGTCAGCCTGAGGAATAACCAATTCAAACCGCAAGGAATAGACACCATCAGGATTAGGCCATACATCTACCTGAGTGTCATCACCATCAATACCACTGTAGTTATAGTACGTAGGAGCTGCACCTTGTATAGTTCCTAAGAAGTACTGTCTATTCATCCAGTTAGTAGGTACTTGCTGCATTGGGATGTCTTGAGTATCATTTAAGACATCTTGAGTACGGAATCTTTGACCTGAACCTGTCAATGTATAGTTACGAGTACCTGCCACTGTTGGAAGTACAATCGTAGTTGTCAGGACATTCCACTCGTGAGCATCCTCAATCTCTCTCTTAGCATCATTAACGAATACACCAATCAAAGAACTATAAGGAGTATCTCCAACTGACGATACTTCAGTCTCTCTTAACCGTATCAATACGTTATTGACCAACTGTAAATAAGTCGTAGCCATTAATATTCCTTATATCTTGTATACTATAATAACACACTTTAGTGTTAATGTCAATACTTTTTAGACTTCTTTTTAGCTTTACCTGCTTCTGACATAGCAATAGCAACTGCTTGGTCACGAGACTTCACCACAGGGCCACCTTTACCGCTGTGGAGAGTACCACCTTTGTACTCACCCATAACCTTCTTCATCTTGTTCTTAGCTGTTCTCTGACCACGTGTAGGCATATTCATATTACTTAACTCCATTAAAACGATTGTCAATAGCTAACCAAATAGCCCCGAAGAAAGCACCTATAATAATGATAGGTTTCACAGCTTTAGCGATCCATTCAAGTACTAAGAAAGCACCTGAAGCAGCGTTAAAGGCTTTGATTACGTGTTCTGTATTCTTCTCTATGTTATCTACTTTGGACTCTACAGCCAGTAGACGCTCATAGATGTGTTCGTGTGTTACTTCCTCTTTCATCATTGTCTTCGCTTCGCTCATGGTGCAACAGGCCACGTAATAGTCCAAGGGAAACCTTCTTGCAAAGGAACATCTCTCAATGCTTGGCAGTAGTCTTTCCACTCTTGTGATGGAGTCATATCACTACGAAATCTCCAATCAGTTTCTGTTAGTTTATCATCACGGGACTGACGAACACTCTTAGCCTGTTCAGCATCCTTCTGAGCCTTGTAAGCAGTCTCATTCTCAATAGCAGTTGTGACATTGCCAGTATCATCTGTAGTGTCTGTAAACACAGGGCCAAGGATATACTTTGTATACCACTTACCATCTACTTGCTCAACACCAGAAGCTTGAGAGTATTGGTAAACAGTACCACCAGTAGCTTGTGGGCCTTCAAAGACTACATCAGCACCCAAAGCCTCCAAGACTTCAGTTGTTGTTATGTCCCATGATGGGCCACCATTGGCTTTTGTGTATGCACGAAATTCTGCTTCGTACATGACTTGTCCTGTTTGTGTTCGTATTTGCATTTTAATTACCTCAAGCAATTGCTAAAAAGATGTAGTTTCCACCACCAAAGCCATTCATAATAAAACCATCGGCAGTTGGGTCAATAAGGTCAGCAGCACCAAATGGGGTGTTCTCAGCACCTGTACTATTAAGCCTCAAGTATGGGTCATTGCCTGATACGATTCCCCTTGCGCTATCAAACACAAACCAATCATCTGTACCTGTTGACGCTGTACTTTTCAACATGACAAACCTTGGCGTAAAACCACAAACCACTGTTGTTGGTTCAACGTGTGTTACAGAGCCTACTTTGGAAACACCTGCGCAAGTGGCAAAAAGGTAGGCTACATATGTGGAACCTGATTGGTTTACCCAACCAGATGTACCAAGCGAAAAAACAGAACTGGTAGGGCTTGTGTCATTCCATCTTGTTGTAGCAGTCTGGGCTACGTCTGTACTGTTTAACTTTAAATACGTTGTATTGACACCGTAATAAACATTCCATTCCTCGGCAATGCTCCGACCCTTCACAATCATCATCTCAGGAACAACACCTAAATTATGATTAAAAGTTTGCCCTGCTGTTCCCGTCCCTGTATAGCAAACCTCATCAAAGAAGCTAGGGGCGCGTCTGAAGTTCCAATTTATGTATGTTACTGAGTTTGTATTTATAGCCCCATAGGAGGCCGCATCAGTACCAACTATGTAGCCATTCATGGTGTCAAAACCAGTTAATGTCCCAACTGAAGATTGTTCTGCTTGACTTGTTCTTGTCTCAAGCATTTTAAGAGGGCCTCGCAGCCTATCAAAAAGAAAAGCAAGTCCATAAGAAGACCCCGCAGTTCTAGGCGCAGACAGCACCATATCAGGAGTAAATCCCGAATTAGATATTGTTGTTGCAGTCCCATTACCAGTTCTTGCAATGCCGTTATAAACACTAGTCCCACTTGTAGGCACTTTCATCGGGCCTCTACGAATGGTAATGTAAATAAATACTTGTCCAGCCGCAGATGTAATCCGACCGGGGTTTACATCAAAACCAGTTGCTGTTGGTTTAACTGCCCAACCAAATGAAGTTTCTGCATCTGAAGTATTTGGGTTAAGAACTGCGTTGGTTGTAACATTAAAATTACGCATTACATCAAACAAATACCAAGCGGCTGAGGCATCAGTTTGTTTTACCAAAATCCATTGTGGTTCGTACCCAAGATTAACAGTTGCACCGCCTGTAACGTCAGTAGTAAACGACCCACACGAAATCACATTGTCTGTACCAGTTAGGCCAAAGCCTCCTGCGTCATGGGCGAATAGGTAGGCTACGTAATTGCCTGAGCCGGGTGTAAAGAAAGTTTCGTTAACGCCAAAGTCTGTTGTTGTTGGGTCAGTTGTTCCCCAGCAATTTGTATTTGTTGATGACCCATCTACAGTGTTTAATCTCACATAAGCACTGCGCCCAAGTGACGCATGGTAGGCAAACCAAGTGCCAGCACTATCAGTTCTTTTAATTATGTAGCAACCCGGAACAGACCCAAGATTATGTGAAATCCTAGCGTTTGCATTATTCGTTGAAGTCCAAGTCACAACATCAAAGAACTTTGGTTGCTTGCGGATTGTCCATGAGGCCCATTGAGCAGCATCATCGCTTACCCCCATAGTAAAGCCAGTGCTATCAAAACGCATTGAATTGCCAGTAGCTTCCGCATTTGTCGTGTTGGTATTTAACATGGAAGCAGTTCCTAAACCTAGACTTCTTCCAGAATCAAAAACCGCATGATTAAACGCTGTATTCCTTCCTTTTTGCCATACCAATCCACCTTTACCAGCCAAATCAATTCCATTGGTAATAGTTTGATTAGATGAACTACTCCCTGTATGCAACCACACATTAAACACATCCTCAATGTAGTTAGGCACAACAGGAACACCACCACCAAAGGCATCGTAACTAGCCGCACCAGAAGTTGCTTGTAATGGCATAGGATTAAGCCTTAAATTGTGTTACTGAGGCAAG